CTCGTCGGTCTGCTTCGCCGCTCGCGCAAGGTCGGGGTTGGCCTCGCGGGCGAGGCGCTCTGCCATCGCCGCGCGCTGCTCCGCCACGAAGGCCTCGACGTCGATCTTGCCGCCCGCGGCCTTGATCTCCTCGACGCCCGCGCGCACCGCCTTGCCCCGCTCGTCGCGGAGCAGCGCCGCCGCGGCTGACTTCTCCTCGGCGGTGAGCAACGCCTTCGCATCCTTCCCCAGGGCCTGAGCAAGCTCGCCATCGGCCATGGTCCGGACGGCGCGCGCCTCGATGTCGGCGCCCATCGCCTGCAACCGCTGAATCTGCGGCTGGTTGGCTCCGGTGCTCTTCAGCGCGAATTCGCGCTCCGCTCGCCCGGCGAGGGCTTGCACCCCCTCGGCCGTCTTGGGGGCGGCGCCGGCCAGCTCACCCGCGAGCGCCCCTTCCTTCTGCTCGAAGCGCCGTAGCGCCGCCGCGCCCGCATCCGAGGCTTTTGAGGCGGCCCCGCGCATGACCGCCCCAACGGCCCCGAGGCCACCGCCCACGGCTCCGCCGAGCAGTGCGCCGTGTCCCGCGCTGGCGACGAGCTTCTCTGCGCTCAGGCTCTCGTTGCGGAGCGTGGCCCGGCTCACCTCCTGGCCGACGCCGAAGAGCGCCCCCTCGGCTGCGGCGCTGGCGGCTCCGGCGGTCACCCGCTCGAGCGCCCCCGGTGCCGCGCCCAGGATCGCCCGCTCTACCGCGCCGCCCGCTCGTGCCGCCAGAGCCGAGGGCATGGCCCCCGCGGCGAGCTCCACGCCCCGGAGCGCGCTCGCCCCCTCGGCGGCCCCGACGCCCGCCCGCGCCGCGCCCCCGGCACCACCGGAGAGCAGCACCGGGGCGATCATGCCGGCGCCCTCGCCCGCCAGCGACGCGAGGGGGTTGGCCTCCTGCAAGTTCCGGAGCGTGTCCGCCTCGACGGCGCCGATGCCCGTCAAGGCCAGGTCCGAGAGGCCCAGCGTGGCCCCCCGGAGGCCACCGGTCACCGCGGCGAGGGCAGCGCCCCCGACCCCGCCGAAGGCCTCCTGCTGGCGCTGCTTCTGGAGCACCGCCGCGTCGCCCACGCCACCGCCACCGAAGCGCGCCTCGGCGCTGCTCAGGTAGGCCGCGGCGTCGGTGCCGCTAAGCTCGCGCGTGGCCCCGGTCTGGTCCTGGATCGCAACCTTCTGGTCGGCGAGGAAGCCAGCTTTCCCCGAGCGCACGAGGTCCGCCGCCGTCGCCGCGTCTGCGGTGATCGGGGCGCCCGTCTGCGCGTCGTAGAGCTGGACGTCAGCCACTCACTTCACCCCGAGGTTCTGTACGGTGATCTGGCGCGCGCTGTTGAGCGCGCGACGGATCTCTTGTGTAGCCACCAGCGCGCCAGGGCCACCGCCGAGCATCTGCTGGAAGAGCCGCGCCTGCGTCTCCGACGGCACACCGGCGCCGGAGAGCTGGGATTTGAGGCCCGTTACGTCGTCGGCGCCGATGACGCGCCCCTCGTCCGCCAGGGCTCCAGCAACGCGGTCGAGACCCACGAGACGCGCTCCCTTCTCCAGGTAGCCAGCGGCGGGCGCGGCGCGGAGCCTCGCCTCGACGTTGTCGATGGTGGCCAGCCCTTGCTCGGCCATGTTTAGCTTCTTCTGCGCCTCAAACGCCGCCTCTTTCGGTGCGTTCGGGTCGATCTGGAGCTTCTGGCCACCCACGAACACGGCGCCGGGCTGGTCCTTGTTGGCCTCGCGACCCGCCTTCGCCGCCTCGTTGGCCGCGTCGAGCTTCTTCTTCTCCAGGTCGGCGATCTGCCCCAGGAGCTTGGCGCGATTGTTTCCGCCACCACCGACCCCGACGGGCTTCGTTGCCGCCGCGATCTGCGCCTGGAGCGCGAGGTCTTCCTGGGCGCGGCGCTGCCGGATCTGGTTGACGGCGCCTTCGAGGCGGAGGTCGAGCATCGTCGTCTCGACGGGTTGCCCCGTGAGCGGGTCGCGCTTGCTGCCGCCCACCGGCATTCGCGCCCGAAGCTGCTCGTATTCCGCCTCGAACTGCCGCTCCATAGCGTCCAGCTTGGCCAGGTTCGCGGCGTGGACGCCGGCTTGCTGGCTGCCGGTGAGGTCGAGGGTCTGCTTGTAGATCTGGGCCAGCTCGCCCGCCTTCTGGCCGCGCGCCTGCTGGGCGAGCTGTTGCGCGCTGTTGTCCCGGTCCATGAGCGTGAACAGCGTCTGCATCGCCGCGTTGGGCTGCCCCCCTCGACCTGCCATCGACTGGCCCAGGCCCGCCATGATGGCCCCCACCATGAAGCCCGCCCGCTTGCCGTCGCTGGCCTTGTTCCAGAGGCGGTCCGGGTCGATGGTGCCGGCGGCCACGTCCTGCTGGATCTGGGTGAGCTGGTCGCGGATGGGGGCGAGCTTCGCCTCGCGCTCCGCCATGAGACGGGCCTCTTCCTCGACGCCGCGCATGCGCTCTTCGGCGAGGTCCATGCCGCGGTCGGCCCGGCGGAAGGTCACGTCCCGCTCGCCCCGCGCGCTCGCCTCTTCGATGGCGCCGGCTTCCTTCTGGAGCCCCCCGAGGCGCACGAGCGGCTCCGGCGCCGGAGGACGCACGAAGCGCCCCTGCGGCTGCGGGCGAAGGAGCGCCGCTTGCTGGGCGCTGAGGAGGTTGTTGTAGCTGTCGAGGAAGGGGTTGGACTGCCCCGTTGGAGCTCCCCCGGTGGGGCCCGGAGCGCCGGGGGTGCCCGTCACGATCTTGGTGGGGTTGACCGCGGTGGAGACGACGCCCTTGTCGTTCATCGCCGAGCCGAAGCCCAGCGTCGGCGGCGCGAACTGCGGCGTCTTGGGGGCCAGGCCTGCGGGGGCGAGCTGCGCCGAGAGCGGGGGCGTCCACGCGGGCGCAGACGGCCCCGGGGGGAGGCCGCTGGCGTTGGGGTCACCCTGGGGGAAGAAGCGCAGGCGCTGACGCTCGGCGGCCTCTAGCGCAGCCGGGTCCACAGGGATCGACGGCGGGGCCGGCAAAGCCATCTCCAGGGGCGGCGCGGGCACGAGGAAGCGCCCCTGGGGGGCCTGGGGAACGGGCGCCGCCGGGAGGCGAGGGAGGTAGCTCCCCGCCAGCCCACCCGAGAGGCCGAAGTCGAGAGGTCCAGGCATCGCGTCACCACCACTTCTTTCCGCCCGAGGAGTCCCACGCGCTGTCCCATTCGCCCTGCGTCGGCGCGGCGCCCCCGCCGGTTCCCTGGGTCATGCCCATCGCCGCCAGCGAGCCGCCCTGTTGCAGCACGCCGCCCGCGAGCTGGCGCTGGTAGTCTTGGTCGCGGTTGCGTTGGCTCTGCGCCATTTGCTGCATTTGCAGGGAGGCTCCCTGGTTGCCCGACTGCCCCGCGATCACGTCGCTGGCGTACTGGCTTTTCGCTCCCTGCTGCCCCGCCAGCGCGGCAAGGCGGCCCTGCTCCAGGCTTCGAATCATCGCGTCGTTCTGGGCGCGTTGCTGCGCCTCGTTGGCCGCGATCATCTGCGTCTGGCCCTGGCTCTGGCCCCGCATGTCGTTGTCCTGGCCACGCATCTGGGTGCCCGACTGAAGCAGCCCCGCTCGAGCGGCGGCCACCTCCTGGGCGCGGAGCATCGCCCCCTGCGTCGAGGCCTGCGCCGCGTTGGCCGAGCCCATTCGCATCGCCTCCTGGTTGGCCAGGAGCGCCGCGCCGCCGCCGCCACGGGTGCTCGCCGCCTGCTGCGCCGCCTGCGTCGAGGCCTGGGCCAGGCCCTGGCGCATCTGCAGGTCAGCGAGCGAGGGGGTCTTGCCGGCGAGGACGTCGCGGTAGCTCTGCGCCGCCTCGCCCTGGATGCCGCGGGCTTCGAGCCCGTAGGCCCGGTCCTGGTTGGCCATCGACCAGTCCATGACCGGGGCCGCGCGCCCGCCGAAGTAGTCCTGCTGCTGCCCGATGCCCTGCAGGTACTGGTCGTAGCCGGGGGTCGTGTACAGCGCGGGGTCGACGTAGACGGGCGGAGGGCCGCCTTCTTCCTCGTCGAAGCCGCCGCCGATGAGGCCGCCGATCATGCCACCGGCGCCCATGCCAACCCCGGCGCCCATCGGCCCGCCGAAGAAGGCGCCGATGCCGCCGCCGGCGACCGTGCCGATCCCTGAGCCCCAGTCTGCTCCACTCGCCATCATCCACCTCCGCCGCGGTTGAGAGCCGGAAGGCGGGGCGTCCCCCGTTCCGGCACGAATTCCAACGCCATGCGCTGCAACGACACGCCCACCCGTGGCTCGACGCCCGCAGGCGGCTCGCTCGCGTCGGGGGGCAGGTCGGTCAGCCGAACTTTGATCGCCTGGCTGGCCTGAATCGTGAGGGGCACCTCGTACCGGACCAGCGGGAGGCCCGTGATCGTCGACGCCGCCTGGAGGTCAAGCGTGTGCGTTTGCTTGACCGTCGCGGCGTCGAAGTCGAGGTAGATGTCGACGCGCAGCGAGCACCCGCTGAGCTTCTCTCCGAGCAGCACCAGGCGCCGGTGGCGCTGGTAAGCGCCGGGCCCCTGGGGGCAGATCCAGGGCGTCTCGTAGACCCCCGTCACCCACGAGGGATCCCCCGCGACATCCTGGCCACGGTCGTCCGGGTTGCCGGGCTCGCCCTCGGCGCGGAGCAGCTCGTCAGCGGTCACCACCAGGAGGTCCTGCCAGAGCGCGATGCCGAACAGCTCCGACGCCATCGCCGTGTCCTGACGGCTCCAGGTCTGGTGAAGGTAGTCGTAGACCGCGCCCACGGTTTCCCCGTCGGCGTTGGCGAAGAGCCAGACCACCCGCGACCGCTTCGGGTCGTGGACCGCGCCGAGGCAGGTCGGCCGCTCGTCGGTGAGGTCCCGGATCGCCTCGCCCACGAGCGAGACGGTGAGGTTCCGGGTGAGCAGCGCGATCCCGGCCGACGTCTGGAAGAAGACGCCCTCGGGGGTCGTGACAAGGCTCCGGCTGTCGAGGCATCCGTGTTGCGCCGTTACCAGCCAGGGCGCCGGCCAGAACTCGCCGGTGCCGTTGTCGGCAGGGCCCTCGCCCACGAGGTAATAGATCCGCCCGGTGGTGAAGCAGACCAGCTTGTCATCGAGGCTGGCGAGCGCGGTGAGGCGGTCGGGGCTGTCGGCCAGGGTGACCTGAAGCTCTGGCGGGAACACGGGCTGCTCGCCGCGGGTGAGCTGACGCGAGGCCCACAGGTCACGCCCCGTCTCCGCGCTGGCGAGCCACAGGCGCCCGCGGTGCAGGCATAGGTGGATGCTCGCCGGGGGACAGATCGGAGCGAGAAGCCCGCGGGGGGCAACCTCCTGGCCGAAGCCCCGGGCCAGAAGATCGGCGTCGTCGCTGTCGTCGGTGAACGTTGTCGAAAAGAGCGAGGTGTTGTTGGTGGGGAGCGCGTCCCACTCTCGCAGCCGGTAGTACACAACGTCACCGCTGAGGGTGATGGAGTTGCCAGCGCTGCGGTAGATCGCGATCTTCGGCTGCCGTCCCAGGCCGAAGCGCAGGCGCCCGCGCCGGGAGATCTGGGTGCAGGTGAAAACCAGGCCGATATCCCAGCCGCCCGAAGCCGCGTCGATCAGCGTGATGGCCAGGTCAGGAGACCAGGGCGAGACGTGAAGCAGGCCCGCGTCGTCGTACCATTCGTAGCGCGCCCGGTAGAGGTACGTGACCCCCGTGGGGGACGAGGCGAGGTCACCACCGAAGGTGAACGATGGCTCGCCCCAGGTGGGGCCCTGGAGGAAGGAGAATTCCGCGTTGCTGGTCCCGTCGCCGCTGCTGACGAGGCCGCCCCCCAGCACGTACAGCGGGCGAGGAAGCGCGCTGTGGAGGTTGGGCCCCTGGCGCGGCGACCAGTCGAGGGTGAGCTGCTCCAGGCGCAGCGGGCGGCCCGGGTCGTAGGTGATGAGCGGCGCCACCCATCGCAGCTCGTCGCTGAGGATGGGCCACATCTTCGGCACGTACTGGCCGAAGGTCTTGGTCGCGTTGATCGTGCCGGCTTTGGCGGCGAAGGTAAGGATCGAGGAGTCCGGGTCGTTGAAGCAGACGAGGGCGACGTGCGACACCGGCCCGGAGCCCGTGGTGCTGTCGGTGATGCCGGTACCTGCGGTGTACTCCACAGACGTCAGCCCGGAGACGAGGCCGCTTTCCGCGTTGTTGACCTGGGCAAGACAATCCTGCCAGGCCACGACCAGCCCGTAGATCCTGCCCTGAATCAGGTGCAAGCCCGAGGCGAGGCAGCAGCGGTGAGCGTTGCGGGGATTGACGACAGAGCCGCCGGAGTCGACTTCCTTGTATTGCACCCGGCCGCGATCTTGGGCCGTCGCCGCCACCTCGTAGGCGCAGCAGGTCGTGGTGCCGTTCATCGCGATGGCGACCCCGGGAGACCAGAACGCGGGCGTCGCTTCGAGGGTGTAAGGGCCGCCGCTGGTGCCGCTGAGGTTGGCCAGCATCCGGATCACCCTCACGTCGTGGGCGGCGCCCTCGTGATAGATCGCCTGCACCCCCACGGTCGCGTTGCCGCAGACGCCGATGTTTTCGACGGTGCCGCCGGCGGCGTAGTTCCCGGTCACGCTGACCGTGGCGGTCGCGTTGGCGATGCGCCCGAAGCGCAGCGTGGACGAGGCCGCGGTGGAGTAGGCGAAGACCACCTCAGCGAGCGAGTAGAGGTTGGCGTCGAAGTGCGCGGCAGCGGTGGCGGAGAGGACGACGATCGTCTCGCTGAGGTCGGTGCCGCTGATTTTGCGCGCGCTGAAGCCGTTCGTCCGATGGTTGTAAAGAACCCAGACGTCGTTGTTGATCTGGACGCAGGCGGTGCGCGAATAAAAGCCGCTGGTGAGCGAAGTCGCCTGCTGGATTGTGGCGCCGGTGCGGGCGTCGACGATCTTGTAAAAGGTATCGCTGGAGAGGGCGCCGTAGACCACCAGGAGGAAGGCCCCGGAGCCGAAGGGGACGACGTCCGTGAAGGCAAGAACGTCCGTGGTGGCCACGAGCCCGCGCCGTTCGACGGAGCAGGGGGAGACGTCGTCCTGGTCGCTCCAGAGGTCGAGACCTTCGCTGTAGGTGTAGAGATGGGGGATGCCCGAGGCCGGGGACGGACAGACGGCGCGGAGCGTGGTCCCGTCGCCCTCGACCTTGTAGCGGGGCGTGATGTCGGTGGAGTCCTCGAGCCGCAGGCGCAGGCCCCAGCCCTTGCGCTTGGTGATGCCGCCGCCGCGCAAGACCTCGAAGTTTTCGAGCTTCGCCGCTGCGCCCATCGGGAGCAGCTTGGGGTCGACCCCTTCGGCGAGGCTCCGGCCGATGGGGAGGTCGAGCACCTGTTCTTGCTGGCTCACAGGTACACCCACAGGTCGTAGGTCGCCTCGTTGCTGGTGGCGTTCTCCAGCACCACCGAATCCCCGGTGAGGCCCATCTGCACCAGCAGAGTGGCGCCGCCGCGAGGGACGGACGGGAGCACGCCGCGGGGCGTCGTCTTGAGCCCGTGGGGGATCGTGCGGCGCTCCAGCGCCTTGAAGGCGATGCCTTCCAGGAGCACACCCGGGGGGAAGCGCCGGCGGAGCTCGCCCGAGAGGTCGTCGCTTCGCTCGCGCCCGACCTGATCGACGCGGGGGTCTCCGGCCAGGTTCCGCCGCTCGCCGCTCATGGCTCACCGTCCGTGTAGTCACCGGGGCGGAGGCGCCGACGGTCGGAGCGCCCGCGCATCCGCTGGGGCTCGTTGGTGGTGCGCCGGGCGTGGGCGGCGCGAATGCGGCCCTCGACCTCGCTCATGAGCGCGTAGAACGGGCTCGGGTCGTCCTTCTCTTTCGTCCGGATGTAGGCGCAGCCGCGGGCGATGAGCCACTCGTCCGCGTTGTTGGGCGCGAGCAGTCGCACGTCGCTGTCGTCGGTCAGCGTGGCCTGGACGGGGTGCGGGACGACGGAGAGGTAGACGGTCCCGTACGGGGGCGTCCGTGGCACCGGGAGCAGTTCGATCTGATCGACGTCGTCGTCCGTCGTGCTGTCGCTCGCCTCGGCGCCCCCCAGGCGCCAGCGCAGTCCCGCGTGGTCGGTGAAGGTCAGGTTCAGGAGCTGCACCCGCTCCCATTCCTCGAAGGGGCGCAGTTCGGCGTAAGGTTTCCCGCGCGGGACGACGGTCGGGCTGACGTCTCCGGTCAGGTCCGCGGCGCAGGAGTAGACCGCCAGCACCTCCTTGACGGAGGTCGGCAGGTCGTAGACGGAGATCCCGTCGGTGAGGTTGAGGGAGACCGTCTTGCGGTACGGCTCGGGGCCGTGAATCTCCAGCAGTACGTCCAGCAGGGCACGCGCCGCGCTCTTGAGTTCCGCCTTCAGCTCGGCGTCGGTGATGTGCTGGTTGTTCTCGTAGCCCACCCGGGCCCGAGTCCGCGTCACCAGATCGCTCAAGAGCGCGTAGCGCATGCGTCAGCCCTCCTCGTAGGAGCAGACCGCGATCATCTCCTCCAGGGCCTCGGCGCCCTCCTGGGAGTCGAGGGTTTTCGGGTCGAGGCCGAGGGCCCTGGCCAGGCGCTCAAACGCATCGAGCTTCGCCTGGGCCATGTCGCCCCCGTCGTCCTCCGCCTCGACCTTGCCCGAGGGCTCGGGCTTCGGCGGGACCATGTCAGCCAGGGACTTCTTCACGAGACCCCCTGGGCCGTGTTGCGGAGCGTGATGTCGATGTGGAGCCACTCGGTGCTGGTGAGGTCCACATCACCATCGGTCTCGTACGCGATGGCGTAGTCGTTGGTCCCGTTGGGGGCCGCGTTGGGGGTGTAGGTGCCGTTGGGCGGCGAGGTCTCCGCCGTGACCAGCGTGCCGTTGGTGACGACGCTGCCCGCGGAGATCTCGGTGCCGCGCATCACGGCGCCGGCCCGGGTCTTGGCCTTGCGACGCAGCCCGAAGGCGTTGCCGTAGCCGATGGACACGGTCGCGTTGGTGCCTTCGGCCGCGGCGAAGGCGATGCTCGTGATGGTCCGGAAGGCCTCGACCCCGCTGGCGATGGTCGCGGTCTGGGCGATGTTCACGGTCTCCGTCATCGGGTCGCCGTGGATGTCGGTGCCGGTGATGAGCGCGGTGGCCGGAGCGTCCGCTGGGGTGCCGCCCGCGGTGGTGAAGGTCACGTTCCTGGGCCGTGCCAGCAGCTCGGCGAGGCCACCCGAGAGGAGGCCCGCCGTCAGCACGGTCTGCGGCGCGACGGTGGTGGCGGTCGCCGCGCGGAGCCCGGCGGCGGCGGCGGCGAGCGGGTCGGTCAGCTCGTCCGCGACGAAGTTGCTGGGCTCGTGCACCGCGACGTCGATGTAGCGACTGGCCGCGACGCTGGTGCTCACGTTGTGGGTGATGACCTTGGCGACCTTCTTCGAGGCCGCCGTGGCGTAGTTCGTGTCCTGGACGCTGGCGTGTACCTGCTCTGCCTGGGGGAAAGCCTCCCGCAGAAAGATCCGGTACCGGCCGACGCCGAGGCGGGTGACGCTGGCGACCTGGCTCGTCGCGCCCTTGATGGTGCTGGGGTTGCTGTTGGCTGCGCCTTGGACCCTGGCGGAGAGTTCCACCTGGGAAGGGCTGCAGCCTGCGATTTCTCGACGGATTCCTGCGGTTCCCATGGTGCCTCCTCAGGTCGCGATCTTGATGCGGAGGAGATCCTTGGGGCGCTGGCAGCCGATCTGGGCGTAGAAGCCCAGACGCCACTTGTAGGCGTCGGCCGAAGCGTCCGCGCGGATCTTGTTCCCGTCCTTGTCGAGGACCCCGGGGAACATCGAGTTGCGGGCGTAGATGGCGATGTTCGCCGGGTCGAAGCCGCGCACCACGCCGCGGGGCGCCTTCTCGTCCTCGTACATCCGGAGCATGCGCCCGCCCTGGCTGAACTTGACCGTCTGGATGCTGACGCTCGGGTCGTTGGGGCTCTTCACGATGTCCCAGACCACGGCGTTCCCCAGGTCCTGGCGGATGTTGTGCGCGTCCAGCGGGTTGACGCAGAGCACGGTGGGGAGGCACTTCAGCGCGCGGGCGTGAGCCAGCGCCTTGTTGATGCCCTCGATGGGGTTGAAGGCGCTCGCGTCGTAGCGGTGCCCGGCGAGCTGCCCGATGTGCACGCTCCGGTCGACGGTGAGGAAGCTGTCCCCGGAGGTCGGCGCCGTCTCGGGGTTCCACCCCTCGAAGCCCTTCATCTTCGCGTCGTAGTCGCCCTCGACGTAGACGTAGTCGTTCACCACCGGGGTGAAGCCACCGTTGGCCGTGTAGGTGATGACGCCGTTGTCGTGGTCGACGGCGGTGATGGTGCCGGTGCCGGCGCGCAGGGTGCCGCTGTTGCCGGTGCGGTTGGGGTTGGCCTGGAGCACCATCCCCACGAAGAACCGAACCGCGTCGTACGGGTTGGTCAGGGTGAAGGTGGTCGGGGGGCCCGCGGCCAGCGAGGCGATGCGCCCCAGGTTGCCGGCGCCGTCGCCGTGGATGTGCTCGCCGATGCTCTCATCGAGGGAGTCGAAGGAGCCTTGCATCTCCTCCTCCAGCTTCGCGATCAGGGACTCGTCATCCTCGATGGCGAAGAGGGCCTCGCCCTCGATGCCGCCGCTCGCGTAGTCCTTCGCGGTGGACATGACGAACTGCGCTTGCTTGGAGCCGGTGCCGTTGGCGAGCGCGGTGCCGAACACCGCGGAGCGACCGGTCTGGATGCCGTACTGGACGACCACCGGCAGGAGGAGGCCTTTGAACGGGCGAATGGGGATCATCGCCGCGGTCGCGTTTTTCTCGAGCAAGAGCTTGGTCAGCCGCTTCTGCGGCCAGACCGTCTTCAGAGCCTTGTTGAACGTTGCAGTCGTAAGAGATGCGTCAGCCATGGGGACTCCATGGCGAGGGCGTCAGCTTGCCTGCTGGCGGCCCTCGCGGAGCACGGCCAGCGCCCGACGCCGCAGGATGACGGGATCCGTCTCGTCATCTTCTACTGCGGCTTCCTGCGCGGCCCGTTGCGAAACACCCACGGGCCTTCGGCTCGCGGGGGTGGCGCTTGGCGCCGCAGGAGTCGCCGGCTGGCCCGGCCCCTTTACCTGCGAGGGGTTCCCGGGCTGAGGCGCCGGGTCGCCGTAGTGAATCTTTGCGCGCCGCTCGACCTCGCGCATGACGGCGGCGGTGCCGACGTTGCCGCCGAGCTGCTGGCGGATGGTCTTCGCCTCTTCGACGAAGGCGTCGGCGCCGACCTCGCGGGCGTAGCGGGTCGCCTGGGCGTAGGCCTCGGGGTTGGCGTCGACCACGTCGACGATGCGCCCCCAGATCTCCTGCCGCTCGGCGAGGGTCTTTTGCTGCTGCTCGCGCTCCTGCCGCTCCTGCTGCTCGCGCTGCTCGCGCTGAACACGGTCGCGGCGAGCGGCAGCCAGCTCCTCGCGCACGTGGTCCGGCATCTGGAGGTCACCGGCGAGGCCATCGAGGACCTTCTTCGGGTCCGCCCCGAGGGTCTCGAAGAGCCCCGTGTAGTTCCCCTCCTGAAGCGCGCGGTCGATGGCCTGCAGGCGCTGCAGCTTGGGCCGCACCTGCTCTTCCCAGCCCTTGCGCTGAGCCTCCCAGGCGGCCACGTCGGCGCGAAGACGCTCCTCGCGCCGGGTAACGTCGGCGACCTTGGCGTCCGCCTTCTCCTGGATCTTCTTCGCCTTCTCCTCCAGGCGGATGGCCGCGGCGAGAGAGGGCGGCATGTCGCCCTTGCCCTTCCCCTTGCCCTTGGGCGCGGGCTTGCCGTCCTCGCCCTCGGGGGCCTCGCCTTCCTCGGCGGAGGGCTCCGGGGACTCGGGGGCGGCAGGCTCGACGGCCTCGGCGGGAGGCTCGGCGGCGTCGACGTCGACAACGGGGGCGTCTGCGGTGGGCTCGCTCATGCGGCCATCTCCGGGGCGGGGGGCAGGGGCGCCTCACCGCCGGCGGGGGGCGGCGGGGGCGCTGGGGGGTTGGCGGCCAGGAGCAGCGCCTTGCAGTCGCCGATCCACTGCCGCAGAAGTTCCATACGCTCCTCGGGGACGCCCCAGATCTGCCACTGCTGGTAGTGGCGGACCGCGGCGCCGAGGCACAAGGAGAGGTTGTAGAAGGGCTCCGGTGGCAGGTACTTGCCCTCGTCCAGCATGATCTCGAGGATCTGCTCGACGCGATCCCACGACGCCGTCACCAGCCCGAAGGCGGCCTCGATGTCGGGGAAGTCGAGGAGCTTGAGGATCTGCTCGGCGGGGATGCCCAGCCGCTCGGTGAAGCCCGTCGAGACGAGGTCGACGACGCTGTCGAGCTTGCCCTGGGGGGTGCTGGGCAAGAGGTTCGTCGGCCAGGTCTGGAGGATGTACGAAGACTCATCGATCCGGACATCGTTCCAGGCGATGCGCTCGGCGTGGCCCTTGCCCTGGTAGGCCACGTCGTAGGAGGAGTCCTCCTCGGACAGGCGCTCCATGAGCCGCACGATTTCACGTGAGACGTCGATGTAGAACTGCTCGTAGGCGCGGGCGAAGTCGAGGAAGCGCTTGCTCTGCAGGTCAGCGGTCAGCCGGATGGCTCGCCCGCT